ATGATATGGACGCTCTTGAAAACTGGGTTTTGAAAGTCTTTGTCCCGTACAATAGAAAAGCTACGGGCAAGGCTGAGACGAAATGGGCCGTTGCTTTCGGCGATGTTATTCAGGATATGAGCCGGAGCACTTTGGTTGTTTCCGGTGCCAGCCGTCTTCCCAACGAGCCTGACCCCGGCAACCTTGTTATGCCGGATAAATATGTGAAGTACAGGCCCAACAATGGGATTGTCCTGTCACGGTATGAAGTACGTAATAGGACGCTGTACATATCCAGCAAGGCCATAAAGGAGTGGTGCCAGAAGAACAATGCTTCTCCCGGCACCGTACTTGAAGCCCTACGTGTTGATGGCTTCCATATTAAAGAAGAGCGCATCAATCTGGGCAAGGGTGTGTCTACTATCCCGTCTGCCCGTATCAGAGTCTGGCGTCTGGATAAGGACGACTTGGATAGGCTTGACTATATCACGCCTTCAGGAAACGCATGATGTCATCTGCTGTATACAGCTTCTGATTGGACGAGCCTCGCCATTCAAGGTCAAGGCTTTTTTTCTCCTGTATGAAGGGGCCGTCTATCAGTGTGTCTATACTGGTGAGCAGTGACCTTATATCCGTATGGGTTCGCGCTTTCTGGATAAGCTCTTCCAGTGTGTAACCCGTATAGCACATGACCGACAGGTGAAGTTTGTGGTGTATGGCACGGGCCAGCAGGGATAAAGGGAGCGCTTTGTCAAAAGGCTCACCCCCTGAGAAAGTCACGCCGCTGATGAGGGGGGACTGCTCTATTTTACGAAACAGTTCCTCCAGACTCATATCATGTCCACCGGAATAATCATGCGTCTGGGGATTGTGACACCCGGGGCAGTTATGCCCGCACCCCTGTACGAATATGGTGAAGCGCATACCCGGCCCGTCTGTGATACTCTCGGGAATAACCCCGGCCAGTCTTATATTCATAGCAGTCTCCATAAAGAATCCCCCATACCGGAGGAGCGGGCCAGCATGGGGGATTTTGTCATAACCGCTGGGCGGGGCGGTTTACCCGATACTGAACGTAATAGTCTTCACTGAGGTTTTCGTTCCATTCAGATTTGTCAGGGCAATGCTGAATGTAACGTCTCCGGCAGAAGTCGGGGTGCCAGTGAGCGAGAGCGTATTACCAGTACGGGTGACAGTAAGCCAGTCCGGCGCACCTGCGACAATAACCTGTACAGGGTCAGTGCCCGTGAACTCTACCGTACCATGATAAGCGGTTCCTGTAGAGCCGGACGGCGTGTAAATATTCAGGAAATCAGCGGGAGTCTTGGGGCAGTCTCCATCTTCGCAGCAGTCATAGCTGCATATCAGGTCTTTAATAACCGCTATGACTGTAGGTGAGACAGACGATACACACGTACCGATAGGATGTTTTACTGCTTCAGTACCGGAAAGCCCACGGTCAACCATAAGGAAACCCTGTTCCAGATGGGCGCGGACTGTCTCAATATTTGCATCGTCACGCAGAGTAAGATAGATATATGAACCGCTGGACTTCAGAATAGACGCAAGGTCTGCGGCGGCTTCTTTGGTTAGAGTTATATATTTACCGCTTTCTTCAAGCGGGGCTGTAAGAAAGGCAGAGAAGAACTCTGTTGTCATATTCATTATTTATTCTCCAGTGTGGCTACCCGTACTTCGAGTGCCTGTATTCTGGCTTCCAGCGCAGAGGTGTCAGCGTCTCTTCCCGGAAGTCCCTGTGGCCCTGCCGGGCCCTGCTTTCCCCTTTCTCCGGGGGCTCCCTGCGGGCCCATAAGCCCTGTCTCTCCTATCGGCCCCTGTATCCCCTGTGGGCCTGTGTCTCCTTTCTCTCCTTTCGGGCCTCTGGGGCCTTCAGGGCCCCTGTCTCCCTTCTCTCCCTTCTCTCCCTGCGGGCCTCTGGCTCCTTCAGGGCCACGCTCTCCATGTTCCCCGCGCACTCCCTGTACACCCTGTTCCCCTGTATCGCCCTTATCTCCTTTGGCACCTTCTTTTCCTGTATCTCCCTTATCTCCTTTCTCGCCTTTAATGGCATCGCTCCATTTAAGCTGGAAGATACTGTTGGGGTCATAGGTCAGAACCTGTCCTTCTTCGGCTCCTCTGGGGATAATGAATGGGGTTCCGCATCCATCTGTACAGGAACCACAGGGTTCTATATCATGATTGTGAATGGCCATCTAAAGCTCCATAGTGCAGTTGTCGAGCATAAGTGTAACGGCGGTCTGGTCGATGAAATGGTCGGAACATTCCGGGCCGATGTCAATATCAAATACTGCCAGCGTACAACAGGCAGGTTCTGGCTTCTTCGGTTCCGGTTTGGGCTCCGGTGTATCGGAACAGCTGACTGCTCCAAACGCAAACTCCGGGGGAAGTATGGCTTTCTCTAGCGCCTTTGGTTTACCAAGTGAGTACAGAGGAACCATGTTGAGTGGTTTCATCTTGGGAACCAGCCGGACAATGCCGGTATATCTTCCGGGGGGAGTTGTACTGAGTTTGTCACCGAGACGGAACACAATGCGTCCCTCGTTATCCGTACCGAAAGCGGGAAAACACATTATAGGCACGTCTAGTCTGGTGTTGGCCACATCTTCTCCTGTACGGACTCCGGGCCAGCATCCATAGAAGAACCATGGCGAGCCTCCGGGGTTGCAGTTACAGGGCTGTCCCGCTTCTCCGGCTACAATGAGAAGCTGAAGACCATGCCAGTCAGCCAGCTGGGACTGGTTGCCATATGTTTTGATTCGGAATGCGATTCGGGAAATTCCCTGCGTAAGGTAAACAATCATATGTTAGTCCTGCGACAGAATAGCGACTGCCTTATTATATGCGTCATTCTGATTCTGATACCGCTGACGGAAAAATTCTTTAAGACCCTCGTCATCATCCATCTCAATAAGCCGGGCGATTTTATCTTTGGCTCCCTGCTGGGACTTCTTGATAGCGTTATCAGTATCAATAATGGTTATTACTTTCAGAATGTCTGGTTCGTCCCATCCAGCATCCCGAAGCTGACGTACACGCCACGCCCTGTATATCTCGGGTTTGGCTGTAATCTTTCTGTTGCTGGTCTTAAGAGTGACACCTTCCTGTCTGATACGGGACATGTACTCGCTCTTGTACTGGTCATACAGGCTGCGGCCTACGTCCGTAATCTCGCCCCTGTACATCGTGCCGCCCAGTCCATACGCTACAGGGCCAAGTTTGTTGTACATGCCTTTTTCAGGATTGTTAGCGGGGTTCTTCTCGGCGTCAATATAGGACGGAATGAACCGCAGAAAGCCAGTAGCGTATCCTCTGAGCAAAGCCTTAAGCTGTTCCGGAGCGAAGTCGATACCCGTAGTCTGTAGTATTTCTCTGGCGAGACTCTTGTACAGGGGGGAAGTAGTGGCCCATCCAGAGTCCGCCGCTGATGTGTATGCGCCCTCGTTAGCACTGTAGTAAGTAATGGGGCGCCCCTTGAAGTTCCTGTTAACGGCCACGTCTACGACAGGCCGGACAAGAGCGGGAGAAAGAATTTGTATTAACCATGTGGACGGAGACATAGAGAACTTATAATCAGGGGCATCGGCAGGTGACATCTGTTTGGCAATAGCCGTCAGAAATTCCGGCATGACGTCTTCAGCAGAAGCAACGCCACGTTCCATTCTGTCCATGGCTATGGCCATACTGGAAGCCAGCTGCGCAATACCGAAGCCGATAGGCATCTTGAAGTAATCGCCAGAGTCATTGGTCGGTATCGGGATATACCGGCACAGGTCGCCGATAGACAGAGAGTCCATCCGGTACGCACCTGTATCCTCGTCCTGACCAAGAGCTTCACGGGCGAAGTTGTACAGCATGCCGCCTATGGCAGTCAGGCCAACAAATGTAGCCATACCTCTGTATGACATATGGAATCCGCCGTCTGTTCCCGGAGCAAGTCCTACGGTACGAAGCATGGCACGCGCGCCCTGTAATGTAGGGTTGGTAAAGGGGAAGAACATACGCAGGGCGTTCGTGTATTTTCCGGTCTGGCTTTGATCCATGACTTCCGATACGGCGTTGGCTGTCTGGGAGGGTTCAATGGAATGTTCCCGCATAGCGGCGTACTGAGCCAGTGACGGCGTGAGGTTCCACACATCATTCCATGCGTATATCCATTTGGCTACTGTTTCACGCATGCTGCCGAACCGGGAAGCAATGCGGTCAACAAGCTTTTCCGTCTGATTATTCCTATCAGCGTAGTATTTATTCAGGTTGTCAATGTTATTGATAAGGGAAGTACTCTCCTTACCAATAGCACGGGAGTATGTATAGTGCAGTCCGGCCTCGGTAAATTCCTTGAAGTACTTTCCATACTCACTGTTCGGGTCAAGCCTGCCTACGGTATGATGAACGACAGCGTTGAATGCTTTGGGAAGCTGGCTGAGATATGAACCAAGCAGTTTATACCCCGGAACGTGCTGACCATATGTATCAACATAGTCCCTGTTGGCCATGTTTACGCCACGTTCCAGTATGTCACGCGCTCCGTTGCAGGGGGCGAACCCAATATTGAGGCTCGTACAGGAGTGACCCATCATGGCTGTGGCTTTGGCCAGAAAGTTCAATCTCTCATCCAGATGCAGTACGGACGTCATAGCGTCATTAAGTTCTGCGCCTGTGATGTGGCTCTTCTCATCGCTGTACCGGACGTCGAACTGAATGAACCTGCGGGTATAGATTATATTGCCGGCTTTATTCCTGACATACTTTCCCGTAGAGTCCAGTCTGGGAGCGATGAAGTTAAGACCTCCACCATGTGTTGAAGAGCTAGTAATGGCATAATACATATTGCGTTCAGCTTCGCTCGGGCTGAACTGCATACGCATGAGGTGTTCATAGCTGATAGAGTAGAAAGGATTGTGCGTCATAGCGTATTTGTCTACGCCTTTGCCGCCTTTCTTTATGTTGCGCTGAAGTTCTCTGGCGTTGTTTATATCTTCAATTGTATAGTTTCTGAATCTGTCCCGTGCGCTCTTGGGGGCATTTTCCGAGAACGGGTCTATGCCCTGCTGAATATAATCGTTGTAGACAGCAAGTTTGTTTCTGGCATGGATGTTATAATTCATAGCCTGTTCCGCCGAGTACATAGCCATAGCAGCTTTGGACATGCCAACACGGGCCGCGGCTCTGTTGGCGAAATGCTGTATCGTATACCATGCGCTGACAGGCGGCTGTTTCATACCCTGAGCCTGATGGAACTTGCCGGGAAGGTAGTTGTCCGTATCAGTTACTGACCTGCTTACGTTATCCTGATTCGAAGCGAATGGAACAAAGTCATCATAGTCAGCGAAGTACCGGAGCTGTTCAGGAACAACCTGTCCGGCTTTGGACAGGTCAGTCATGGATGCCCTGATAACGCCAGCCATACTGCTCATGATTTCCTGCTGCTGCTTTTCGCTCAGGCCATGACGGATAAGGAGCTCTTTGATTTTGGCGTCCCGGGCAGCGGCGTCACTGTCCAGAAGTCCCGCAGTAGGATGTTTGTCATCATAGAAGAACGGGCCCTGTATGTTACGATTAGCCGCCAGCCATTCATGATTAGCGAACAGCTGCGCATATTCCTTACTGAGATTGATATGTGCTATGTTGGCATCCGGCTTGTTGATGTCAAACTTATCTTTTTCGGCAATGGCCAGAATTTCATTCATGCGCTGCTGCCAGTTGCGCAGAATAATGTCAGTATGGACAGGCATCTGGGACAGGTTAAGCCGGTCGCCAATAAGTTCAAGTGTCTTATTGACTGACAGAGTGTTGTCTTTAAGATACCGCTTCGTCAGTTTGCGGATGTTGTCGAGCTTTTCAGAATAACTACTGCGGAGACCAGAGACAGTACGGAAACCGTCCTGTATGGAACTGACCAGAGGATGTTCCATAATGGAACGCCCCTGTACGGGGAGGGTGCGGGCAAGGAACATATATACAGGGGCCAGTCTGTCAGTAAACCTGCGGGCCAGACCGCTGGAAAATCTGGTGTACAGGTTCATTGTTTTAGCAATACGTCCCGTGAGGTTTTTAAAGTTGTCGAGCATGCGCTTCTTTTCCTGCTCACGGTAATTGTTGACTTCCCTGATGTATTCGGAAGCCATTCTGCCTACTGTTCTGGTATCTGCCTGTGTAAGACGTACACTTCCGCCGGAGGGTACTGCGCCTATATTCTCGTTGATGTTGTTGGCCGCTTCCGCTTTGGCCGCAAGATTGTCGGCTTCCGCATCTGGGGAAATGTTTTCTCCGTTGTCTGTATCTGAGGCGTTATTGAAACTGCCCTGAGTGAAACCGCCGCCATCCTGTTTCATCTCGTTTTCAACATCTTTGCGTCCGTAACAATCACTCATGGCTACCTCTATGAGATACAGGGATTATCACCGTTGAAGGCTTCCTTGGTCTTATCATTCTGTACAGTCATCTTTTCAGGTGACATAGTGTCTGCGTTTTTGTTATTCCGGGCTGCGTCACCCTGTACCATATCAGAGAAATACTTGATATTATCCACATCTTCCGCTGTGAACAGAGCGCTGGTATCCTGTCCGTTTGATTCTTTGTACCGGTTCATTCTGTCAGCGATAATATCACCGACTTCTTTCGGGAACATCTGTGCAATGCTCTTGGAGGCTTTCCTGCCAAGTGTATACTGACCCCGTTTATAAATCAGGGACGTAAGATTAGGCGCGGATTTAACAGCGGATGAAGCCGCTTCATTTTGTCTCAGGAACAGGGAGTTGATCATATCAGCCGCCTGTTCGTTAGAAAGCTTCTCCGTACCGGTACTGGAGAAGTACTCCTGTAGGGAGTCGTGCATCTTCTGCCGCTGGACTTTTGTCAGCGGCTTAGGCTTCTCTCCAGTATCAGGGCTTCTCTGGCCTGTGCTTCTTTCTGTCCCAAGGCTTCCTGTGCTCTGACCTGACTCTGCATTTCCAACGGTTGCTGATTCAGTACCTCGTCCTCGGTCAGCCGGCTCTGGTCTTCCTGCGGTACTCCCCTGTTCTCCAGCATTGACCGCATAATTTTCAGGCGCAGGGGTGTTTTCATTGGGCCGCCCGCCGCTCCCTGCCTCTGTATTTCTCTGACTATCTGCTCCAGTTTCCGCAATACCTCTACCGGGAGCGGATTCAGCAATGTTTGTGGTATTGGCTGCCACTGCGCTATTAAGGTCAGTATTTTCTGTATTAACTGTTCCTTCTCTGAGTCGTTCAGTAATTCCATCGGGGGAAGCTGATTGCGCTCTCTGTACGTCTGTCGTATTGCGTCTCTTGTTTCCATTGCGGGTTCTCTTTCCGGCTGGGCTGATATTTACCGGTGCAGTATTTGTGATAATGGGCGGAAGAGCCCGTCTGGCTCTGTCTTCGTTAATTAAATCAAGGAGAACCATATCCTTGTTCTGCGGGGCGGCGGACTGTCTCTTTCTTCTGGATGTGGCAGTCCCCCGTTGTCTGGCTCTTTTCGCAGCTCCAGCTGGCACCATGTCAGGAGTAATACCGGGGAGAAGCCCCGTACTGGCGGCAGGCGCAGACCTCTGAGCCTGTGCCATCAGGCTGGACAGAGGTGTCTCAGCTCTTTCCATGGGGGCGGAAGGAGCTACCGGATGCTCCTGTACGGAAGAAGCCATGGCTGGCGTTTCCTGAACAGGGGTGACAATGTTCTCCTGTACAGGCGCTTCAGGTGCAGGAGAAGCGGGCGTTTCCGAAGTGACATTGGAAGCAGGAGTCTCAGGAGCAGTGGGAGTAGTAGGAGCTTCAGGAGCAGTGGGAGTAGTAGGAGCTTCAGGAGCGGCAGTGGAAGCAGGAGTCTCCGGAGCGGTTGAGTTTTCTGTGGCCGAGGGAGTTTCAGTCTTTTTCTCTGCCGTAAAATCTTCTGCTTTGTACTGCATAGGAGCAGGAGCTTCGGGTTCAGCCGCATTCCTGTTAAGGATGTGTCTGCCGGCCATACCCATAGCGCCGCCGATACCGGCCATAGCGCCACCGTACAGGGCGGACTCGCCTATGCCGTTTGTAATGTCATTATTCTGTCCAGTAGCGGCATTGTAGTTAGCGTTGCTTCCCATGGTATTCAGCGCGTTGGAAGCGGCGCCTTCGGCTATAGCGGGAACAACACCATACTTCACAGGTCTGTTGAGCACTTCCCTCTGGATAATGTAAGGCGCTGTCTCCTCGCGCATAACCTGATTAACCATCTGTTGCTTTTCCGCGTCAGTAATGGTTTCCTCGGCTGCATCTGCGCTCTTGCGGGCAATGGCTCTGTTGTTCAACGTTTTGTCAACGACTTCCTCTGCCATGGAACGGGCTTCGCGTCCAGCGGCTCCTGTACCGGAACGGATAAGACCTGCCCCAATACGGGATACAGCGGCGGGAACAACACCGGACACACCGCCTATAGCGGCGTTCATCGCGGCTTCTCTGTATTTGGCATCGTTGTAGGCGGCAATACGCTGGTCTTCGCTGAGCGATTCGTCTTCGGCCAGACGCTGGCGGAGACCGACATCACCGCTGACAGCGTTACCTGCCGCTCCGGCCAGAACACCGCCAGCCAGACTGGCCAGCGGGGCGGCGGCTACACCGCCAGTAAGAGCCGATGCGCCAAGAATACCAGCTCCTGTACCGAGTGCCTGTAAAGCAGTACCGGGGTCTTGTACCATGGTGTTGACCATATTGCGGGCCGTACCCATGAAATCATCATTACGGTCAGTAAGGCCGCGGCCTTCTCTGGTGCGAAGGTCAGTCTCTTTCAGGTCAGGGTTGCTGTCGATAATGGCCTGAATACGCTGCTGCGATTCCTGGTCTTTCCTGTCTCGTGTCCTATCATCATCGCCTATGGTACTAATCCAGTTAGACAATGACTCCGCACCAATACGCGCGCTGTCAATGAGGCTGGAGAAACCGCTGGTGTCATCAATGGCTTTCTTTTCAGTCTTGACCTGATTGTTTGCCCCGGACAGTTCACGGGATATGATAGCGGACGCGTCATCACTCCCGCCGTACTTATGGTTAAGCTCTTTCCTGACAGCGGCAAGAGTTTCCTGTTTCGTCTTGTTACTGGCTTTAGGGTCATTCATCGTGGCAGCGAGTCTGCTGAGCGCAGGGTCAGCACGCACGTTGTCAACAGTCTGGTTATGCTGGAGAGCCTGAAGGTTGGCTTTGCGCTCGTCCTTGGAATTACCCATAATGGGAACCTGTACGTACTTTCCTGTCTTCGGGTCAAGGACATTGGCGTATGTAACTTTACCGGATGAGCCGTTCCCGCGTCCCCCGCCGCGCCGGCCCCCGCTAGCGGCGGCACGTGCCTGCGCGAGACGAGCGGCAAGTATCTGTTTGGCCAGCGCAGCAACAAGCTGGGTATCATCGGGAATTTTGTTGGGCTGTATTGCGCCGGAAACACGGGGGATGTCAAAAGCCATGGATGTTACTCCGCACTTACTGAGTCTATAAGGTCTTTCAACTCGTTGTCATATTCCGTAGGATACTCTACCGGAACCGGTACGGAATTAATAGCATTTTGCGCCGCCATTAGCAAAAGACGGTTACGTGCCGTATCTTCAGGAGAGGCAGGCTGGTTTTTGCTCTGAAGCTCAATTCTATCCATTACGGGAAGAACAACATCCACTGCCGGACTTTCTGCTTTGTCATTGGACAGAAGAATATCTTCTAACATAGGTCATTACCGGGTTGTAATTATCTGTACAGGACTGCGGTTATCGGCGCTCTGGATGTAGTCATACCCATTGCGAAGGATAGAATCTGCCAGAGTACCGCTAGTTGCGGCCGGAGCGTGCGTGTTGAGAAGAGCGTTACTATTAGCAACGGGGCCGGTTGTCGCAGGGTAAGGAATGGGAATAGGCGCAGTGAAACGAAAACCGGCTTCTTCCTGTACAGGATAATCATAAATACCCATAGCGGCGTTATATCTTTCCTGCGCCTGCACCGCATCAGGACGAACCTCTGTGTTCAGGGGGTTAGAGAGGAACTTCAGAGGAGCGCTCGGCTGTACGGGGTAATCCGGAAGCCCCATAGCGGCACCGTATCTTTCCTGCGTCTGTACCACATCCGGACGAACTTCCGTGCTCAGAGGAGAGAACGACTGTACGGGGGCGCTCTGCTGTGCAGGAGAAGGCATGTACGTACTGAGCGGGGGCAGACCAACATGGATAGGCTGGTAGGCATCCGGCATCTGCCTTATTACCGGAGCAGTAATAGTCACAGGAGTAGCAGGAGCGGCAGGAGCAACGGGTTCCGCCGGTGCGGCAGGAGCCGCCGCGCGTGCGGCCTGTAAATAACCGTATGTGGAAGGAGCCTGAGCTGGTGCTGTCTCCTCGCGTCCGGATGCGACACGGCCAAGATAGTTGCCATCGCTGACATCATTAATAGCATCGTTAACCATCGTCAGGAGAATATCCTGAGCGGATACGGATTGCTTTCTTCCTCTGGTAGCCATTGATATTAACTCCTTAACGAGAGAACGGATTCATTCCAGCAAAACCCCTGTCGCTGGCATCCATGAAAGGACTGATGCGCGCAGGGTCATACAGAGATGGGAGACGCTGGGGAGCGTAGCCTGCCCCGGCAGGGACACTCTGACTGACCTGAGGCATCGTCAGGTTATACTGAGGTACAGAGGGAGTCTGAAACGGGCTCTGTAACTGGGGTGCTACTCTCACAGGTTCGTCCTGCGCAACGGCGGTGCGCTGTACGGGGACGCTTTGCTGTACAGGAGCGCTCTGCTGTGCGGGGTAATCGGAAAGCCCCATAGCGGCGCTGTATCTTTCCTGCGCCTGTACCACATCCGGACGAAGCCCGTTATTGTTCTGGGGCGGGAAGACCGTATCGCTGAGAGTCTGATTATTCACTGCATAATTGCCGTTGCCTGTGATACCGCCCCAATAGTCAGTCTGGTTGGCACCCCATCGCGGCATCCGTTCTTCAGCAGGAGTAGTCCTGTACGCGACACCGGGGAGTGTCTGCTGACGGGGGCCAAGGCGAAGACCAGCGCCGCCGTAAGCAGGGGCAGGCTGGGAAGGTATAGCTACAGGAGCGGGGGTTCCTTCTGTATGGGGAGCCCCACTTCCAGCGCCGCCTCCATGGTTTACAGCACCAGCAAGGGTAGCGTCGCGCCCACCCGCACCCATTACGGGAATCGGGCTCCAGTTAGCCATAGCGGTGGCCAGAGCGGACAGGACGAGCGGCTGACTGTAGTCGTAGTAATTCCCGTCAACCACATGAGGATAGACGGAGGGGAAGCCAATAAGCGGCGTGACAGCTCCGTTAAGCTGACGGGTAAGACCGATACGGGCATAAGGGCTGACCTGTCCCATAATCGGAGGAATGCCAGCCTGAGTGTAACCCTCGTAAGAACCAGGGAGAGAGTAGTTGTACCCGTTGTTGAGAACTACAGGACGAGGGGTGGTAGGGTTAAATCCTGCCGGCCGCTGAACCACTGTACCCTGCATCTGCTGAGTGGGGGTAGTCTGTACCCGTATTACCTGTCCATTAGTATTAACAGGTTCGTAGATATTCCGTGCCATTAATTCCTCCTACATTCTGCTGGGGTACAAACCGGCACCATACGCACCACCCAGACCCAGAGAGCCAAGCCCTGTACCACCCAGACCCAGAGAGCCAAGCCCTGTACCCCTCAGACCCATGGAACCAAGCAGGGACATTGGGCTATTCAACGCCATGTTTGCTCCAGTCAGTGTCAGCCCGATGCGGGCATTATTGAGCTGGTCAGCGTATGCCGTATCCCATTGAGCTCGTCTGATTGTGTAGGGTTCATACAGATAATTATTGAACAGGGTAAGGTCAGAGTTTGCCCGAACGTTGCTCTGCATGAGCGCGTTGTCATGGGCCATATTGATGCGGTCATTCATCACACGCTCATCATACATATTCTGAAGTTGCCCGGCCTGAGCCTTGTTGTAATTACTAAGGTCGCTCCAGTTGTCCTGTACAGCCTGACGCTCACCCTGCATATAGCCGGGGAGCAGTGAGCCGAGAGCTCCGAATATCGAACCGAGACTGCCGAGAAAAGCCATAACTGTCTCCTTATCGGCTGGCATCCAAAGCCGAGCTGGCGTCCAGAGCGGACTGCGCGCCATTGCCGGCCATGGTGCCTATATTAGCGAGCGGGGCATTCGTCTGCCCCAGATATGAAGTCGGATAATATGTGTCATTACGGGAGCCATAGTAGCCAAGAGCGGACATCAGGCCCTTGGCGGCATTCTCTATCTGCGTACTGACATTACCCATAAGGGAACGGGCCACGTCTCCGTAGCTGATAGCCTCGGAGCCAAGATTGCGTCCGAGATTCAGTACGGAACTGCGGCGGTTCCAGCGCTTGTCATTCCTGTAGTCGGTATACCACTGGTCATCAGCGAGATTGTAATTCGCTGTATCGGCCAGAGCCAGAGCTTTCTTGTGGCTGAATAGGCTGACAAGCGAGCTGTCTACGCATAGATGGAACTGCTTCGCCTTGCGGGACAGGTAGGATTTCGCTTCGTTATACGCGCTGTTCACCGCCGCTTCAGCACGGTTGCGCGCACTGCCACACTGGAGTGTACGTACAGGTTCAGAGCTTACCTCGTTGAGCAGTTTCTTTTCCAGAGGAACATATTTTCTGCTGAACCTGTCCCACTTGTATTTGGCCATATCGTAATAGGAATTGGCCAAGTCCTGCTGCATGTCAGCTATCTGTCCCTGAGCTATACCGTTGGCGATAGCAATAGCCAGAGCCGCGCCCTTAAACGCCAGAGTACGGAGGTTCTCACCTTCGGGGCCATACTCCGGAGCGGCCCAGTTACAGAACCGGAGAGGGCCGATAGCGCCGTGATTCGCCTGTCCTGTACCAGTAGAACGTGAGTTGCCCCCCGCAGTGCCAGCGCGGAGAGTCTGGCCATAGAGAGTCTGGTCGAGTGTCTGGCCATGAGCGTTGACACTGGAGGAGAGGTTACTGCTCTGCTGATTAATAGCGTTGGATACAGCAGTAGGGTCAGCGCATGTACATTCGGGCATTAGAAGCTCTCCTTCATTAGAGACTCACTGGCGGCGGCTGTATCTTCAATAGCTCCCCGTACCTCGCCGCGAATGGCGCTGCGTGTATACCCGATGTTAATGTCAGTACGGGACAGATATTCTGTCGGGTAGGACGGCATGTTGCGGTTGGCGGCATAACCCAGATACTGACCAGCTCCGGCCAGTCCTTCCCATGCCTGATTATACAGGTTGCCGTAAATGCCGGCAGAGGTCTTAATCAGGGAAACGTTGTCGGCTATAATGTCACGCCCCCGTTTGGCCGTGTTCAGCATCTTACTGAAGCGCACGTCATCGCGGGATTCAAGATAGGCACGCTCGTTCCTGTACCCAAGACCTTCAGCAAGGCTCAGAGCGTCCGCCTGAGCGGAAAGAATATTAGTAAGCATATCCTTGCGAAGCCCTGTACAGTACCGTGAGGTACAGCGCATATTCTTTTTGAGCTGGCCACGGAACTGAAGCATAGCGGCAGTTTTAGCCCGTCCCTCTGTAACATCATACAGGGGAGTCTCCGCCGGTATATTCATAGCCTCATTAATTTCCTGGTCTTCTACAGGAGCGTAGTAATCTCTGTAATGGTCAAGCCAGTTACGGGCAATACGCCAGTATTTCTTGGCCATGTTCCATTCTTTGGTTGCAATATCCACAGCCCTTGCCGAGTTGTATGCCGCGGAAAGAATAGCGGCATCAGCAAGGATATTGGCGAACATACCATATTGCTGGTCATTCGTGCCATGCTTCGGATTGCATTCCAAATCATCAGCGTACATTACTGCACCTTAACGAACCTTCGTGTCGTGATGGTTGTTTCCTGCTTCCAGTTTCCAAGAATATCCGGAATACCCTCGCCCTCGGTATTGGAGATAAGAATTTCATCAGTACCGAGAAACTTCACGGCTTCGGAAAGAAATTTAAAAAGCGCTTTCTCCACTTCCGGGTTGTTCCCCGTGTACCAGTCCTGTATCTGAAACACACGGGCGCTGTACTGCATGGGTCTGTACGCAGTACCGGTAAGGAAGCCGACAACATTATTGTTGTCGTTGTCATCATAGGCGACAAATATTTTCATGTCCTTGTTTATCCAGAGCTGGGTAAACACATTCACATTCAGATTGAACGGTTTGTCGTCATACGCTTTGCGTTTGTTTTCCCATGCCTTGCCAAGCATGGGGCCAAGTACACGCCCAAGAGTATCAATGGCTTTGTTAAGGTCAATATCGGGTTCAAGAATGTCTACTCTCATAATCTGCTCCTGACATCATAATATTAAAATACCCAGAACATGTCTATTTGGCTATTATCGCAGTACCGAGTTCGGCGAACTCTACTGTCTCTGTACCTGTAAAGTACAGCCTGTAACTGAGGTGCCTTCCACATTTGGGGAGTCTTACAGGCTTGTCGCCCGAGATAGTACGCTCATACACTGTGTGGCCATGGTCGTCTTCCACACGTACAAAAGTCTGTACAGAACGGAGACGGAGCGCGGCGGGACTGTAGAACGAACGCTTGTTTATAGTCTCAGTACCGGGGCTGTACAGCTCTCTGCTCTTCCACTCGAAGGGCCGGTATGTGTCGCTCTTATCCCAGAACCAGACGGCGTTGCCCTGAAGAAACATCAGCTGTCCCGTGTTGGTTGTCTGCATGGCTACAGGACTGTCGGAGATATTGGAAAGCTCCATACCTTTGACATCCCCATATGGGTCGCCGTCTATGTCAAGGATGAAACTGGTCTCGTCCGTTACGATAAAGAGGTATCCGTTCCAGTACTCAAACCGTGCTGTTTCAGGGGCGAGCTGGTGCCATTGCTCAGCGGTAAGCCATTTGGCCGTCAGAATATGCCAGCGTGCGGAAGGGTCGATGAGAATAACGCCAAGGTCAGAAGAGTAAATGAGACCGAAAGGCGTGATAACAGCGCTGTTGTAATGCCCGCAGGATATATCCGGAAGCGGTCTGCCTATGTCGGTTACGGGCGTACACTTCGTGTCGTCACAGCTGGATACGTCAATGACATAAGGCGTTGTAGACGTTGTTACATAGAGCTTCTGGTCAAGGCACTTCATGTGAATGATACTGCTGTCCAGAGTCAGCTCATATTTGACAGGCCAGTTATAAGGCTGGAAATTCTCCGAGAGATACACCCTGTTAGCCACAGACCCGGCCAGACGGATAACACCCTCAACCGCCGTAATATTCTGGAGCGCCTCAGGAGGAGGCATAACGTCCGCTGTCTCAAGCGGCATGCCAAGCTTCTTCGTGAGAACATTGTCCGTATAAGAAACGGACGGAAAATATATCGTATCGACAAACAGGTAGTCAGTGAGAGGCGTCTGATTCTTGCCGTCAGTGGGACGGAAGCCCGTGGATGTCCTGTACAGGTTGGCGCCGATTATCCCGTATCCGTCAGGCGGAAGTGATATGCCTGTCACGGAAACAGGTGTTCCGTCAGCAACCATAATCAGATTGCTGGCAGGAGACGGGGCGGACTCTTCCCCCCATTGGTTAACCCATGTGTAGACATATGAACGGGTATCGGACGCCCGCCCGCACTGCTCCTGTCCGGAAGCTTTGGGAGGTGTAGGCGGGGTCGGGGCACCGAGAGTGTAGTATGTCATATCACAGCAGGAACCCCGTACCATAACCTGCGGCACGGCGCTGTTGCCCGTAACATACAGCCTCTGCCAGTCTGGGGAAAGCTCCGCTACAGAAACAACACTGTCCCATGTGTAAAGGCAGTGCCCATACATATACAGGGATACGGCTGTAGACGGTACGTCTTTATACCTGCAAAGTTCCCGCCATGGCTCAAGCTGTCCCCGGCGCAGGTTGACATTCAACGCCAGTGTGGCCTGCGTGACAGACAGATTATGCTCCGGAGTACGTGGGACAATACCGCCAAACTGTGTAATTGCTGTCTGCATTAGTAGGCCGTCACAACTTCAATGTCCATGTAACCCACACCATTCATATCTCCGATAACCTGTACTGTGTGATTACCGAGACCGTAACGGGCTGTAGTCAGGGCTGTAAGCTCATTATACATGACTACATCAGTATCAACGGCTTTGCCGTCAACATAGATAGTACCGCTGATAGGTGTAACCGTGGTCTTTCCGGAAGAGTCACTTGTAGTCGGGCGCTTGCAGTCTCTGTACCGGATACGGAAAGAACCAATACGGGCAAGGTCGAAGGTTATGATATACGCGTCTGACTTGGTTCCGGATGGGAAACGTTTGGACGCATGGTCATAAACAAGTATCTCGGATTCCGATGTATCTACAATCTCAGTAAGAGTACCGGACTCTGTGAGAGTCACACGCTGTACGCCAAGGTATCTCTCACCGGGAGTTACCGTGATTTTCTGCGTGATGTTCGTGATGAAATTTTTGTCATCAAGGGTGAGGTCGAAACCGCCCAGCCTGTACTCTCCCGCGCGATTGTACATAGGGTCGGCGATATTGAGCGTAACAACACCCGTGGACGTAGCAAGGTCAGCCTTAATATGCCCCTGACCTATAACGCCATTGACCGTACTGACCGTGGAAGGGGCCGTATAGCCGGTGAGGTGTCCGTACCGGTCGAAAGACATACCATTAATATATCCCTCGTATCCTTCCTCAATATGGGAAATTTTAACCGGGTCTTCACGGGTGCCGGTGCCAGACACCGTGACACCGGAGTTACCAGCGCTGATACTGAAAGATTCAGAAGGGTTAAGGTTAGCGGAAATAACCAGCGGGTCACGCTGGGTTCCTGTACCCTGAAGCGCGATGCCGTCTCCAGCCTGAGTGCTGAGCGTGGTAAGGAGGGCACCCGTAGCGTCTTCATGGGTCAGGTTCCCCGCCTGAGAAGATATGCTGACAGACCCGTCACCCCCGTTGTCAGAGCAGGAGCATGGCTCGGGAGCGCAGGTAGGAGGATTATAAATGGGGAGCTGCTTACCCTCCAGCGACACAATACAGCCGTTCTGAATGACAACACGGTCGTAAACGCCGTCAGCAGGAGGCGTGCCTTTCTCCACATGAACGCATCCCTCACGGGAATACATCCGCCCTCCGAAAGGAAGACACATACTCCAGTCGGGACAGGCGCCTTTCTCCGTAGCAGATTTGATTTCCCCATCGCACTGGGACGTAAGTCTGGGGGTACAGTCAGCCATTACATAACCCTCCCGAACTGCATACGAACGCTCCCACGCATCTTATGCGTAGCAGTCTCTACAGCGGCGGCCGTTATACGTTTCTCGAACTCATTCATGTAAGCTCTGCCCATTTGGACATTCGTCCATGGCCGGGCCGGTATGAGCATTACATAAGCCCGCACGCCCATAAGCAGAGTATCCAGCCAGTCAGTGTACAGGACAGCGGGAAGCTCACAGGCTTTCTGTCCGGGCATAACGGCAAGCTCCATAAGCAGACGCCCCGGAGCGTTGGCATGCTTCACATGCAGTAATTTCTCAAGGTCATCATACCAGACGACTTCTCTACCGCAGGGGCACAGACCCTGCGGTAGAGTGAAAGTCTCTCTGGCGTCATGCCCGCCGCAGCAGCCGGACGGGATGATATATGAACGCAGGATACCGCATATCTCCAGCCCGTCAGGAGACTCCAAACGGTATCTGGTAACACACGATTCCAGATTAATGACCGCACGGCGGCGTATCAGATTGCCCTGCCGGGACATGCTCCTTGCGGCCTTTAAGAGATAGAACTGAAAGAGCTGTACAGGAAGAGTAGGGTATTCAAACCTGAGCTCTTCCAGAAAACTATCGAGTGGTCTGGTCTCGAACGGCTCGTAGATTATCTGCGTCTCGCTCACGTTCTGCTTTCTCCTTCTCCCTGCGGTCAACAGCTCTCTTCAGCAGATTGTCATGTGTAGTCAGGTGTGTTCCGGCTATAGTGCTGATAGTAGGTGAGTTCTCAGAGTCCATAATAAGCGCTCTGTACAGCATCCATTGTTTGACAATGGCAACCATCTCATCCGGTACATTCTCGGTAAGGGAACGCCCAATGGGCATCTTATAGCATTGCAGAAGCACAAACCTGCTCTGTCCCGGAGCTACCGGGGGCATGACTTTGAACCTGTTTACGTCTACTGAACTTATAGCGTAAGAGAACGGCTCGTCTGTATCCGGGTTCGTACACATAGGATATACGGAACCCGGCCAGTTGAGCCGTTCATCGTCATATGTTCTGGTGAAGAACCGGTACACTTCACCATCTTCGGTGCATTCGCCGACAATACGGATAATCTCAGAACAGTCGCAGACTTGCTGCCAGTCCCCTCCGGGTCTGAGCCGCACTACCTTCTCAGTATGAAACAGGTCTTTAAGCAGATAGCTGTCGTTAATGAGCGCCTCAGAGAGGTAGGTCTGAAGCTGAGCTACAGACCAGCGGGTGTACTCATATCCCTGTTCCTGATCATTCAGGTCGCGGGAGACGTCCTCGATTATGTCTCGTACTGTCATTAAAACTCCGCCTTCGACAACAGGTTGTCAATGTCTTCGTAAGACACGGCGTCATTCCCGTACTCTCCAGACTGCTTCGGCTGTTCGTCCTGCCGCAGAGTAGGGCGGAACGAACTCATATTTTCCCGGGCAATCTGATTCTGACGGGACGTAGCCTCAGTAAGAGCGGCAGTCATGAGTTCGCTGTCATCTTCGGAACTGTCTTCCTGTACTTTATCCTGCCATGCTTCAGGGTCAGTATTGCCCGACTCATCGCAGCATTCCAGTATATCCCTCTGTTCTGCAAGCATCGGGTTCCACGGAAGAATAAGTCCGGTCTTTTTGTTCTTCAGACAGGGGGAATGTGCCAGCGGAGGTGTGGCATTCTTAACCCCGAGATGCTGAAGAAACCCGGCCCGTTCCTCAGAATCGAGATTGAACACAGCAGAAGCGTCCTGACTTCCTACTGTAGTTGCGTTCTGTTTCATGACTACCGCTCCTTTCATTGTTTACTACTTCGCTGCGGAGCTGGGTCTCTGTCCTTTGACAGAGTTCTCCGTAGCGGGAGTGAAACCACCATGCACGCCCTGACTCCATTTGGTACGCATGATAATGCCACGGGCTTTATCAGTACCGTTAGTCATGGTCAGGTCAATGCTGTGGTCACTGCCAATCTTCTTAAGCGGGAACTTCTTCCCGCCCTTCACCGTATCCTTGGATGCCGGGCCCGTATATGTACGTGCCATGGTTATCCTCCTTAGCCAATCTGCGTGCTGCCCTCAAAGGCAAGCATCTTGGAAGAGAAGTACAGAGCGAACGTGGACTTCCACAGAGTGGCAATCTTGCCAGCATCACCAGCGGCAACCTTAAAGCCAAGCAGAACCGTACCGAAGTAGTCATCATAACCGCCAGTAAGCTTGCCAGTAGAATCACGCTTGACAATGTTGTGGCCGAAGGTAGCAAGCGGGCTGGCCAGACGGGTGAACCCGTACAGTTTATCGTCTTTCTGCGGAGTACCAACAGGGAACTGGGTAATCTTGGCCGCAGTCATAGCGTCTGCAAACTCAGTCACATCCTTGTATTCCCACTCCTCAGTAGCGAAGTTCCATACCACACGCTTTGCAACGGGGGTAAGATACACGCCATCAAGAGAAGCATCGGTCTTAGTGACTTCGTAATACACGGAGTCCAGATAGGAACGCTGGGGAACCCAGTTGGTCAGAATTACATCACCGACAGCTTTGACACCTTTCAGCAGATTCTGCATCCAGCGATGACCCACGGTATCATTCAGGTTCGGAACCAGCGGGAACTGGAGGTTGAGGAACCCCTGACCCATAGCGGCGTCAGCATGGGAGTCAAAGGGCGGGGTGAAGTCCGCATGAGGGGCATCGTAAGGCGGAGTAAATTCCGCAGACTGGCCATCACAGAACCAGCCTTTGAAATCAGGCATACCGCCACGGGCAAGATTAATAACTGCCATAGTCATCTACTCCTTAGTTAATAGGGTCGAAAGTCCAATAGCCCATCGCAAGGGCTTCAGGATAGATAACCTCAGCACCCCATGCGGCGAGGAACTGATACCGGATGCCGAAGCTGTTCGGGTCATTGGTAATCAGACGGGACTCGATAATATTGCTGGCGTAGGCAGTAGCGTCCTTATTACCAGCGATAATATAGAAAGACAGAGAACCGGACTCGTCACGGCGAACCGGAACATGAATAGACTCAATAGGACGGAAGCCAAAGAGCTCATGATCCCACATACCGGAAACGATACCGCCGCACTTACAGCTCCATTCAGAGTTGGCATAGTTGCTCATGGCAAGATACGTGCGGAGAATGGGCGGCACGATAATGAACATCTGACCGTCAATCCAGCGCTTCTGCTCAATCAGGGCACGCTGAAGATTGGCCAGAACAACGGGAAGGTTCTGCGGAGTCACATGAACAGGATTGCCCGGAGCACCAAGGTTGATGTCGTGCAGACGTCCAGCAGCGCTGAGAGAGGTCAGGGGGGAAACCTGAGCCATCATGCGGCCAAGAACGAAACGCCTCTGTTCATCAACATAAGACTGGTAAATAGCTTCCAGCAGTTTCTCTTCATAAGCAGACCAGCGGTCGCAGGCCTGTTTGACATCGAGGGAGTCAAACTTGATGTCCTGATAGGAAGCGAAACAAATCTGAAGACAGCGGGCTTCAGTAGTAACTGTATTGGGAACCAACTGCTGGTTCTTCTGATAAGAACGCATAGGCCCGACTTCAGGAGCACGCATAAGCTGAATAATCTGGTTGCACTGCGTGACAGGTTCAAGAAGCTCAGAGTTGGTAATACGGGGAAGCCAGTCCTCTTCGTAGATTTTGGAAAGGATAATGTCGCTGTACCCAACTCGGGCAAGCGGAGTTGCTTCCATTCCGGTATAACCGGAAGCACTGGGAAACATAGGCATAAATTATTCTCCTAGGACATGGATGACAGACTTTCGAAAGCCGCTTTGCGGGCGTCAGGAAGAAGTTTCCTGTACTCATCAGCGGAAATCTGTCTCGTCTGAAACAGGTTGTTGAGTTCCCGCAGGGTGTAGCGGGTGGGAGTAGTCTGCGCCGCAGAAGGTGCGGCACCGGGGGCTACCTGTACGGGGGGTACTGTGACAACGCCTCCGACATTGTTACGACTCTGCTTGAACTTATTCAGGAGGTCGATAACATAATCAGTATTGCCGTTGAGATATTCCCGGCTGGCACGGGCGTCACGGGTCTCAGAGCTGAGGCCGTCACGCTGTGACATGAAGTTCCGGTACTCGGGAGTATTGACCATCTGGGCAAAGTCGGGATGAGCGGCAAAGATACGGGCGTTAAGAAGGTCTTTGCGGGTATTCTCAAGCATCTGCTGATTATACCGGGTACGCTCCTCAAGCTCTTTCCTCTGCTGCTCAAGCTCTTTCTTGAGCGGCTCTGTCTGAGCCATAGCCAGATTGGTAGCGGATTCAACAATGGCCGTGTAGTCATCAGGGCTCACAGTCTCCAGATTATCAATGGCCTGCTGCTGGATGTCAGCCCTGATACTGGCTCTGCGCTTAAGGTCATTAAGCTCGTCCGCAGATTTCTGGAGGTCTTCCATACGCTTGCGGTCAGCAGCCAGCTGCTGCCTGAGCTGGTCACGCTCATACGCCAGACCCTGAACAACAGACGGGTCATAATATGGTTCCGTCTGTCCGGAAGGATAGGTAGGCTGGGGAGCCGAAGTGGGCTGGGGAGCCGGCTGAGGAGCCGGCTGAGGCTCCGTATTGGAAGCCGAAGCAGCCTGAGGCTGGGGGGCCGGCTGAGGATAAATACTATTGCCACCTGCCGCCGGAGTACCAGCCGCAGGTTCGTTCTGTTTTTTGAATGCTTCAGCCCGTTCCTGATAAGGGTTCGCAGGCACTTTGTCGAATCCTGGCATTTATTTACGCTCCTTACTATTCCATACCGAAAATTATTTCTTCCAAGGATTTAAGCTCGTTAACCCGTCCGAGTAACATGGCAGCGTTTTGCAGCTTGTCCGGGTGCATCACGCCAGCTTTTGCCGCAAGGACAAAATCCGCCTCTCTGCCCTCACGAATCTGCCTCAGAAACGCAAGAAGCGTTTCCTTGAGATACACGTCCGATTTGAGCTGACGGGCGAGCACACGGATAGGATTATTTTCCGCCTCGGGTGGGAACATACTTCACACCTGTAATAATTTCCTTCGCCGTTCTGCGGCCGGGATTGGGGGCCACAGTACCGGGGCGGGAAGTAACGGACGGAGGCGGAGTCTGACGCGGAGTGCGATTGCCGCCACAACGGGAACATGCCATAACTAATCCTCCTTATATCTGGTATCCATAATAGCGGAGTAAGCCGCTCCCCGTACCGGACACGAACGAAGACTGGCGTCTTTCATAAGACGGTCAAAATTATAATCCTTAATGCCCCGCATAGGGTCGGCTGGCTGAGCCAGCGGATTGTTCTGAAGAGTCATCTTTGGGTCGGTGATTTTCGCCTCATAATTCCTGTTTGCCGAAAGGTCAATTATAACAGGCATAGCGTAGTAACCTAATAGTTGTAATATTGTTTAAGGATGGAATGCATGTGATTGTGTCTGGTTACTTTTTCGGCTTTTTCAACTGGCTTTTCTTTCCCTTCATAAATGGAGGGAAAGACTTTTTCGCTCCGCTTACTTTCGGTTTCTGACACTTTGCCATTCTTCTTCTCCTTAACTGCCATAGTTATTACTCCTACTTATAGATAGGCACAACATACGAACCAAAGCGGGCCCATCCAGAGGGTCTGCCAAGCAGAGCGTCCCTAAGGCCAATAATAGTGGTAGGAACTTCCGGGCCAGTAATGGAGTCAGGTTCGTCTCCTTCCACGGGAGCAAAAGCATCCTGTATGGCAGACGCAAGACTTAAAAGCTGTTTGGCGCTGAGCCCGGCAATGGCATCCGCAACTTTCTCCGCAGAAGCGTCATCAATGGCCGTAAGGTCTTTGATAGCGGATGCAGTCAGTGTAGAGTTCTGTATATCAGAATTAGTGACCTGAGAATTGGTCAGTGTAGTTCTGTTTATAACACCGTCTTCGGCGTATTTCGTTTCACCACAAGCGTTACCCATATATGTCTCCTAAATAAAGAACAGGCTCTCAACCTGTGAGGGAATCTGACTGGCTTTGTACCAATCCGCATATACCTGCGCTACGCCGACTGCCGTTGCGTCATTGATATGCAGTCTATATGTACCCGGTACACCAATTATGCCAATATTACGACAGGGGTCAAGCTGCCACGGACGGCCGCAGGTTGAAACAAGTTCATCGTTAATTGTATCAGCCCTTACATTAGCAAGGTCAAAAATATAACCGCAGCATCCCTCACATGGAATTGTCTGTGCCTTTTCATATTCATGAACCAGACGTCTTACACATACAATCTGCGGTACAGTAAACTCCTCAGCTGACTGCCTGACTTTCTCATCCAACAGACCAGTAGCAAACAATGTGACGCAGTAACCGGCAGGCACATTGAAAACACTGGAGTACATAGTGCGATTGTTCTTCTGCCAGAGTTTGTTCATATAAGTCTCCCCAGAATAAATCCAATAATACCCCCGTAAATCAGCCCTCTGACAGTGTTACAGCAGATACAGTCCGGCTGTTCAAACGGGAAAGTCCAATACTTGTACAGAAAATTATAAACCTTATTCTCAGGTTTCGGAGTATCTGTACCGTAATAGTACCCATGACAAAAGTTGATATTGTCACAGAACCATTTGACAAACCTGTACCCGCGTTCACCGAAAGCGGGAGTCCATGGTTTAATAAGCTTCAACATGCCCTCCTGTATCCTGCGCAACACCTGCTCCGGTCGGAGAACCCGGAGCAGGATTAGAGTTAGGCATCAGACCGTTGCCCTGTCCCTGCTGAGGTGTACCCTGCGGCATCGCTCCCTGTACCGGAGCGTTCATCTGCTCAAGAACATCATCCGGTATATTCATAGCGCCGAAGAGTTTCTTCACGGCCCAGCCCACAACAGGAGTCAGATTAACAGCGCTGGAGAGCGAACCACCCACAGCGCCTATAACCTGAAGCATCTCCATAGCGTTCTGTTTCTCTGTCTCTTTCTGAAGCAGACCTTCCGCGCCTTTGGTGACAATCTGTACGTCACCCTTTACAGACGGGTCGGACGCGTACAGCATATTGATA